CTTCTTCTTAATTTCAATTTATAGGGTATCTTATTATTAGATACCCTTTTTTTTAAAGATTATGAAAAAGAAAACTAAGGACAAAAAATTTAAACCATATTCAATAATGGTTGATGGTAAATTAATGTCATTTAATTCATACAAAACTTTTTTTAATACAATAAAAAATATTTACCAAGACGGAATAAAAAATATGCCTTCAAGAAACTCACTTAAAATTAAAGCTTAAAAAACATCATGTATTCATCAAAGAAAAAAAAGAAAAAGAAAAAAAGTGGGAGGGATTCACTTAAAATAAAAAAGTACTAAACAATGACTGTAGCTGCAACCACCGAGCTTGAATCAATCAACATTATGCTTGCTGCAATAGGCGAAGCACCTGTTAACTCGTTAACTGGTACGTTACCTGTTGATGTAAAGATAGCTCAAGAAACTTTGACAGAAGTAAACAAAGAAGTTCAATCAGAAGGTTGGGCTTTTAATACTGAGATAGATGTAACTCTTACAAGAGATGGGTCTAATCAAATTAGTTTACCTGCTAATGTTTTGAGAGTAGATGCAAACATACATCAACACCCAACTATTGATCCTATCCAACGTGGGCTAAAGCTATATGATAGACAAAATAATAAGTATGAATTTGATGAAGACTTGATTTGTACTGTTGTTTATTTTAGAGAGTTTGATGAAATACCAGAACAGGCAAGAAGGTATATGACTATCAAAGCTGCAAGAATATTTGTAGATAGACTTGTTGGTGATGATGGTTTAAGAACTTATACACAACAAGATGAAATAAGAGCAAGAGTTATACTGACAGAAACAGATTATGCTAACGCAGATCACAACTTACTAAGAGGAGATCCTTCTCTTACCAGTATCTTTGATACTTACAATCCTTCTAGTGCATTGATTAGATAACTATGGCTGTCATATCAAGAGCTATACCTACATTATTGAGAGGTATATCACAATCTTCTGATGCTTTGAAGCAACCAGATCATGCTGATATACAAGACAATGCTGATAGTAATCCTGTTCTTGGTCTTACAAAACGATCTGGCTTTCAATATGTAACATCTTTATCTTCTTCTACTCTTGGTAATGTTCACATACAAACTATAAATAGAGATGCAAATGAAAGATATGTAGCAATATTTAGTAATGGTAATGTAAGAGTATTTGAATTAGATGGTACAGAAAAGACTGTAAACAAACCTGATGGTACTGCCTACCTAAATACTTCTACACCTAGAAGTGTAATGAAGACAGTTACTATTGCTGACTTTACTTTTGTTGTTAATACAAGTATCACAGCAGCTATGGACTCTACACTTAGCGGTGGTACTGGTACAAAAGCAATCATATTTATTAATCAGGCAACAGCAGATACAACTTATTCTGTGACCATAGATGGAGTGACAGTTACCGACAACACCTCTGGTGATTCTACTTTAAGTACAGATACAATAGCTGCTGATTTAAAAACAGGTCTTGATTCTGGCTTAACTGGTTTCACTATTACTAGAAATGGTCCTGTTTTATATGTAAGAAAAAATGATAATTCTAATTTTTCTATAGATGGTAGTGATACACAAGGCGATACAAAGATGACAATAATAAAAGATTCAGTACAAAGATTTACTGATCTGCCTACTGTTTCACCTAATGGTTATGTAGTAGAAATAAAAGGAGATGAAGATACAAACTTTGATAATTACTACGTTAAGTTTGTTACTAACAACGGTGGTGCTTTTGAAGAAGGACAATGGGAGGAGACTGTAGAAGCAGGTATAACTTTTAAGTTTGATTATGCAACAATGCCACACGTTCTTATACGTCAGGCAGATGGTAATTTTAGATTTGCAAGAGTAGATGGAGATACATATACAGCAGGTGGTCAGTCATTTACCTTACCTAAATGGGGAGAAAGAACTGTTGGTGATGTTATATCTGCACCTGATCCTTCGTTTATTGGTAATAAAATTAATAATGTATTCTTTTTTAGAAACAGACTTGGATTTCTTGCAGGGGATAATGTAATTCTTTCAAGAGTATCAGAGTTTTTTAACTTCTTCCCTGAGACAGTCGTATCTGTTTTAGATAATGAACCGATAGATGTAGCTGCTTCTCATACAAAAGTTGCGATCTTAAAAAGTGCAGTAACTATGGGAGAAAAACTTATCTTGTTTTCTGAACAGACGCAGTTTGTATTGACAAGTTCAGCAGATAACCTTACTCCTAAAACAGCTAACGTAATAGTCGTAACTGAATTTGAGAGTAGTGCAGCAGCACAGCCTGTAGGTTCTGGTTCTTCTATTTATTTCTTAACTCAAAAAGGTTCTTTCGCAGGTATAAGAGAATATATTTTACAAGGAGAATCACAGATAAGAGATGCAGCAAACGTCACAATTCATGTACCAAGACTTATACCAACTAATGTTTTTAAGATGGCAGTATCTACTAACCAAGATATTCTTGTTGTTTTAGGTTCAGATAATCCTAATAAGTTATATGTATATAGATGGTTGTATGGAGGAGATGGACAGAAAGCTTTAAGTTCTTGGTTTACTTACAGCATCAATACAAACAGGTCTATCTTAAATGTAGATTTTATTGGTACAGATTTATTTGCTGTTATAGAAGAAGCTAATAAAGTAACGCTAGAAAAGATACCATTTGAAACTGAGTTTAGAGAAGCTAATGCTAGTTTTGAATATCATCTTGACCATAAGGTAACTGAAGCAACTACAGGAGTATCAGTATCTTATAGCTCTGGTACTGGTTTATCTACTTTTACAGTTCCATATAGACTAAGAGCAAATATGAATATTGTTGGTAGATATTTAGGTAGTGGAGAAACAAGCACATTTGTAGATGCTCAAGGTAATACAAAAACTCTTGTATCAGGACAAGTACTTTCGACTACAAATCTTACAAATGGTTCTACTTCTACTATCACAGCTACAGGAGATTTTAGAAATAGTAAGTTTATTATTGGAGAACCTTTTGAAATGCACTATAGATTTAGTAAACAAAGACTAACAGAACAAGGTGCAGGTTCACCTGAGTATGTAGGTGGTAGATTACAAATACATCATTTCTACATTAAGTATGAAGATGCTGGATTTTTTAAAGTAGAAGTAACACCTGAGAATAGAGATACTTCGATTCATAAATTTACTGGTCGTTTGCTTGGTTCTGCTTCTGCTTCTATTGGACAAATAAATCTAGATACAGGTACGTTTAAAGTACCGATAATGAGTAAGTCTGACAGGGTAGATATAGATGTGAAGAATGATACATTCCTACCTACACGTTTAGCTAGTGCAGAATTTGAAGGAGTATTTCATATAAGGAGTAGAAGAATATAGTGGGATATTTAAGAAAATCAAACCTCAAAGATTTTAAATATGTAGTAGATAACATGAGAGTCATGGACAAGATTGAAGCTTTGTACCAAACAGGCATGAGTCCAGAAGATGCTCTTAGTTATACATTCTTAGGTAGTAAGACTAATATGACTATTGCTGATGATAATGGTCAACCTATAGGTCTATGTGGAGTACAAAAAGATGGTTGTATATGGTGCGTTGCTACAGATGATTTGTTTGATAATAAAAAATATAGAATACAATTAATAAGACAAGGCAGAAAATGGGTTGATAATCTACTTGAGTCTTATAAAATACTTTATAATTATGTATATGCAGAAAACACTTCTGCTATAAAATGGTTAAAAGCTCTTGGATTTACATTTGTAAAACTACATGAGAGTTATGGTTATCAAAAAAAACCTTTCTACGAATTTCTGAGGATTGCCTAGATGTGTGTTGGTGCTGCTTTAGGATTACCTACTGTTGCAGGGAGTGGACTATTTGGCCTGTCTGCTGCGTCAGCATTTAATATTGGTTTGGGTCTTACCGCAGCTAACGCTTTTGCAGGTAGGGCTGCTGCTCAAGATAGAGCAAGTCAAACTTATAATCAAGCATTATTAGCTAACCAATCAGCAGAAAGAGATAAAAGACAACAACAACTAGCTCTTTCAGAAAAAAAATCAGAAGAAGAAAAGTTTGCAGCACAAGATAAATTTGCAAAAACCATTGATGCTTTGCAAGCTAGTCGAGCTATAGTAGCATCAGAGCAAGCAGGTACAACTGTAGGTTTATTATTAATGGATACAGAAAGACAAGCTGCTAACTATAGAGAAAGAATAAATCAAAGTTTAGCATCAATGCAAAGACAATATTTATTTAACGTACAAGCAACAGAATCACAATTTGAAAGTAGAAGAAATCAGTTACAAAGTAATATTAATGAAGCTTATAATGCTATACCAAGTCTAGGTCAAACCTTATTAAATATCGGTACTCAAGGTGCTGGTATGTATCTTTCTGCACTTCCTTAATTATGGTTTTACAAGTAGGCACTACAAATTTTCAAAGTACAGCAGGGGAAAGCTTTAGAAGGCCTGTAAATACTTTTGTTGAACCTGTAACTGTTTTACCTAAAACTGGAATGATGGATTTGGCACAAGCTTTATCTACTGTTAATCCTGTTTTACAAAAATATTTAGGTAATGTAATTGAAGAAGAAAAACAAAAAGGTATTCAAGCTGGACAGTTAGAAGTTTTACAATCTAGTCCAGCACAAATAAATAAATTAAAAAAAGAATTAGAAGAAAGAGAAGGTAAAAGATTTGCTAGAAATTTTGTTGGTAACAATATTTATATGCAGTATGGAATAGAAAAACAATTAGCAATTAATTTAGGTAATGCGTCAGAAGCAAAAACTAAAAAGTTTTTTAGTGAATATGTTGTAGATGTAGAGTTACCTGATGGCACAATAGTAAAACAACCTTTATCTCAATTTGATATTAATTCAAAAGAATTTCAAAATGCTGTCAATCAGTTTCAAGAAACTTCATTAGTAAATACAAGAGGTATTAGACCAGAACTTGTAACTGAATATGTATTACCAAAACAAAATCTTGCTTTAGCAAAAGTATTTAATACTCAAGAAACAAATCTTGCAGAAGCAAAAATTGAACAAGCTAATTTGTTATTTAATACTTCAGTTCTTAATAGTTGGTTTAGTATAGATAATTTTAATGACAGTATTGAATTAAATTTAATAGACGATAATTACACAGAAAAAGATAGAGCCAATAATAATAATCTTTCACACGCAGAATTTTTAGCCTTGCAAGAATTACAGTTAAATGTAGATTCTATGGTTGATAGAGGTTTACAGGCAAGCGTATCGCCAGCCAGTATGTTGACTCTTATAAAAACAAACGCATTACAAATACTTGATTATTACGAAACAAATAATCTTGATATGGATATGGCACAAGAAGAAGTAGAAGACTATATGGATTGGATAGGTAATTTAAAACTTACCAATGGTATGCTTTTAAAAGATTTTTATATACAAGGTGGAGAAGATAAAAGAGAAACTATAATCAATGAAATATTTGAAAAGAAAAATGAAGTTATAAAAAATCAAAATACTTATAACAAACTAGAAGAAGAAAAAACTATAAATAACACTTTAGATAGTTTAGATTTTTCTCGTACTGACTTTACAGATGCAGCAGACGCTATAAATTACTATAAAAAAATAGGTAATACATTAGATTCTTTAGCTACTGAATACCCAGATAGAATTGAATTTTTATATAAACAATATGATCTTAAAAACTTTAGTGTAGATAATTTCTTTTTTGATTTAGAAAGAATTTACGATCAAGGAGAAATATCGCAAGCAGATGCTTTAGTTCGATTAACTGATGTAATGATGGCTTTAGGACCAAATGCTTCTAAAGCAGATAGAGACAAATATGAAAAATTAAAAAAATATATAAAAGAAACAGAAGGTAAAAGTTTAGAAACAAGATTTCCAGAAGTTGCAAATTTAAAAAAATATGGAATGAAAAGAATTGGTAAGACAAATGATTATGGTGTTTCATATATAGGCGATCAACCAACAGTAGATAAAATGGAAGACTTAAATCTGGAATTAGATAGATTAGTAAAAAAACATGGGGGTCTTAGTGTTGTATTTACAACTGATGATGGTCAAAAAATGACAATAAAAAACTGGTATTTAGGAGAGCTTAGAAAAATTGCCAATCCAAAAGCTTTTGGTACTTATGAATTTTATGATGATGCTTATAATTTTAAAGAACCAGTACCAATAGAAGAAGAAGTAACTAATGATGGTAGCGGTAATAATACTGTTAATAACAATGATGTAACTGTAAATTTAGATCAACAAAAAATATTAATATACGACAAAGAAACAAAACTATTTAATGAAGTAAATGCCAGCGATATACCACAAGGTTCTACAATCGTTTCTATTAACGGCTTATTAACACCTGATGGATCAACACTTAAAGATGAATTGAACATAGATTCTTTTGAAAACTTTAATTACAAACTTTACAACCAAAACTTTGAAAACAAACAAACAATAGAAAAAAATGAAAAATTATTAAAAGATGATTTAGAAGCTGGTACATTTTCAGAAGGTGGATTTACAACATTTGAAATAGAATCTGGTGATACCTTATCTGCAATTTCTGAAGATTTCGGTATTCCAATAGAAGCTATTATGAAAGCTAATGGAATTACAAATGCTAATCAAATAGATATTGGTGATGTTTTATTGATACCAGAAGGTGTTGATTATACTGATTTGAATAATATTAATTTTATAGAAAATTTAGACAAGACTAAACTTATTACAGAACTAGAACACCCCTATGCACCTGTAAGAAGAAAACATAATTTTCAAGTTATTTATAATTTAGCTAAAAAAGCTGGTATCAAATTTCCAGAGCTTGTAGCTGCACAAGCTATGCACGAATCAAGTCATGGAGATAATAGATCATCAGAAAATAATTTTCTTGGATTAAAAGCTACATCTTCAGAAGTTGCAAAAGGTGAATCTGAACTGAAAGATACAACTGAAGATTATGGAAAAGGACTTGTATCTGAAAAAGCTGATTTTAAAAAGTTTGAAAACTTAGAAGAAATGATAAGACAATACAAAATACAATGGAATGATGATTTTTTAGGTAGAAAAGGTACAGTAAATGCAAATACAGTTCTTGAAGCCTTAGAATTAATTAAAGCTGGTGACTATGCTACAGATAAAGATTATGTTACAAAGGTAATGAATCTTTTAAATGGTGCAAAAGCACAAGGTTGGTACTAATTTATGACAGACTCAAATATTAATAACCTTCTTGATAACAACAAAAAAGAAGAAAATACAAACGAACAACTGTTAGAGACTACTCTTAACAATGAACAGCCATCAAAAACTGATCTTGAATTTAACAAAGAAGTTATTAACTCTAGTTTTAGCAATGTTTTTGAACAAACTAACTATACACCTGATTTTAATTTCAATGATTATGTAAACGAAACTTTTTTTAATGAAGAAACTTTTGATTTTGCCACACAAGATTTTAGTATTACTAATAATATATTTAATGATTTTACAGAAGAAAAACCAAAACGAGATTTAGAAATAACTGATAATCTTCTTAAATATATTGGAGTAACAAAATACATTAAAGGCGAAGGATCTGATTTTGGAGTAGGTTGGGATGATACTAGAAAACCTAAAACAAGAATAAATGTAGAAAAGATATTTAAAGAAATTACAGGTTATAGTTTTTCTGATGTTGAAAACAATAAGATAAGCAAAGAGATTATTGAAAGTCCAGAGTTCCAAGCAAATCTAGATAAATTTTTAAGTAGCACTTATAAAGATATTCCATTTTCAGATAAGGTAACAATACCAGATAAGAATGATGATTTTGTTTTACAACAGATTGGTGGTCTTGGTTATGAAATAGGTGGAGGTCTGTTGGCTGATGCTGCACTTACTCCTTTACTGGCATTTGGTCCTAAAGGTTGGCTCCTATATGGTATTGCTCAGTTTTCTTTAAATGCTTACTTCAACATAGAAGCACAAAAAATAAGATATGGACAATCATTAACAGGTAACGAAGACTTATTTAGTTGGCCTGAAGTTATTTCTTCTGGTGTTGTAGGAACTATACCTTTAGGAACAGAACTTAAAGGGTTAAAAGGTATGTTTAGATCAGGTATTTATGGCGGTACTTTATCTACATCAGAAGCTTTCTTACGAGATCTTTTTGGAGAAGATTTAGATTGGGAAGATTATGCTTTAAGTCTTGGTTTTGGTACTGTTTTTGGTGCTGGTTTAAAAGGTTCAATAGACGGATTAGAAGGTCTTTATAAAAAATATAATGGTTTAGATTTAAACACGATTAAAAAATTATGGACACAAGAAGATACAGAAATCACAAAAAAAGCAATTAATGATTTAGGAAAAGTAAAAAACAAAATGGATGAAAAAATAGAAGCAAATGGTGGAAATGTAAAAAAAATCCAACAAAAAATAGATGAAGAAGTAGCAAAAGTTAAGACAGGTGATACAGACGATACAACAACTAAAAGAGTAAAGAAAGAAGACACATCAACTGTTAAAACAGAAGTTGCACAAGAATTAACTTTTGAAGCACCAGAAGCTTATAAAAGAACTAAACCTCGTTATGGGTCTGCAACTGTACAATTTCAATCTGACTTTGATAAATTATCTTGGTCGTTAAGAAATGGTAGAAAAACAAAAGCACAGAATGATGCCAAGTTATTAAAAGTATTTTTAGATCAAGGATTTACAGAAAAAGAAGTTAGGTTACATGGAGATAAAGTACACGCAAAATTAAAGTCAATAGTTAAAGAACAAACAGGTAGTGCTAGTGCATCAGTAACCAATACTAAAGGTTTAAATTTTGAAGTGCCGATACTAAAAGACTTTGCAGATAAGGTACAAACAAAACTAAATAAATTAGATAGTCAAGACAGTTTGGATTTAGGTAATACGCAAGTTAATCCACAAAAGATGAATCGTATAAAAGATATGAAAAAAGGTAAGCAAGATTTTGTTACGCAAAAAGTAAGAACAAAAAAACAAGAAGGTGGTTTTAAAGGTGCTGAAACAAGAAGTCAGTTTGATACTCAAGAAAGTGCATTGGGTAAAATGGCAGACTCAAAAGGTAACATCACAGGCGATCCAAAACGCTTAAAACTTATTACTGAATATACAAAAAGAAAAGCATTTTTAGAAGGCAAACTACCAACAGAAGAAGAAGTTGTTATCAACAATCAAGGTTTACAAATAGCTACAGATAGAGTTGCAAGCTCAACTCGAAACTTTTTAGAAGTAATTAAAAAAAATGCTGGTAAGAATACTAAAAAAAGTAAAAGTGAAATAGATAAAGCAGGTGCAAAAATTATACAGGCTGAACAATTAGTAGATGATTGGCTAGGTATGGGTATTCCTTTAGGCACAAGACTAGGTAGAGCTATGAACGCTTTTAAAATTAAAGGTATTGAAGGCATAGAAGGAATGACACCTGCTGAAGTTATGAAACTTAGTCCTATACAAAAGAAAAACTTAACACAGCAGAATGTTGATATTTCTCCAAGTCTTAATAAATTATTAGATCAGAGTGCAGACTTTCAAGCAAATCTATTAGCAAGAATAAAAGAAGGACACGAAACAGGGGATTACTCACAAGTTATAAAAGTTGCACAAGATATGGAAGAAGCAAGTGGCAGCATAGAAAACATGATTAAACTATATAATCCTAATATTTGGGGTAAAATTTTAAAACCTGCTAGTCAAACTTCACGAGTAATTAATGAGATAGGCATTAATGGAGTCTTATCTGGTCCTCCTTCTCAGATAGTTAACTTAAAATCTGGTATTGCACAAACATTTTTAAAAGCTTTAGCAAATTTTAGTGGTAGTTTGGATATTGAAAATGGAAAAGGTTTAGTAAGAAAAGAAGCATTAGAAGCAGCTAAAAGACATTTATTTGCTTTAATGTATAACTTTGATTTTTCTTTACGAGTATGGAAAAGATCGTGGGATATGGAAGATAACTTTGTGAATGTTGGTAACTCTAAAATTGATACTGGTCAAAGATCTATAATTTCATCTGAAAGTAATTTCTTTCCTTTAAGAACAGCTATAAACACAACAGGAAAAACAATAAGACTTCCTAGTAGATTGATGACATCTAATGATGCTCTTATACAAACACCAAACATTATTGCTTCTACTGCATACCACGCAACTACAGAAGGATTGAAAAAAGGTTTAAAAGGGCAAGAGTTAGATGACTATATAAAAAGCAGTATTGATGGAGTAATTTCATACATATTAAGAGGACAAGAAGGACCATTAGGTAGATTAAAACCTTTAGAAGAAAACCTATTCAGTAAAAAAGGCATAGGTCCAAGAGAGTTTATTGATGACCCTGTTCTTGCAAAAATATTTGAAAGAGCTAAAAACTTTGGTAAAGAAATTACATATACACAACAAATAAGAGGTGGTAGAAGTGATGATGTTACTGACCCTCTTGGGTTCTTTGCAGAAGAAATAAACAATCTAGCAATACAGTTTCCACCTGTAAGAACATTGTTTAAATTTACAAGAACACCTACTAATTTAATTAAAGATGTAATGAGGTATGTGCCGATAGTTAATACACCTGCAAGATTTGGTGGCAGAACAAATTATAACCCTATTAATAGTCTTCTTTTACCAGAAATAGCAGCAGATCTTAGAAGTCCTAATCCTCAAGTTCGTGCAACTACAAGAGGTCAAATTTATCTTGGTAATGCTTTTGGATTAATTTTAACTGGTTTAGCTTACAACAAGATATACCAACCAGCTAGTGAGTTTATACGTTCAAGCGAATATGATAGTGAAGATGAAATACCAAAGACATTTTTAACTGATGGTGGTCCTAATTATTTTACAAAAGAAGGTGCTGCTAAATATATTTCTCTTTTAAGAAGTGGTTGGTTGCCATACTCTAGGGCATATCTATTGTATGACCAAGATGGAGAAATATTATTTGATGGAGATGGAAACCCAAAATATAATTACGTTTCTTTTGAAGATTTACCAGATCCAGTTTTATCTTTTATAAAATTATGGGTTGACTTTCAAGGTATGTCTCCATTCTTTACTAAAAAACAAGACAGAATATATGACGAATTTACTATTGGTTGGGCTGCTTATTTTGGTCGTAACTTTACTAATAAAAGTTATATTCAACAAATATCAGAAACAATGGATTTCTTTTCAGCTTTAGATGAAGTAACTAGCGGTAGTCAAGACCCAGAAGATACCATAAGTTTTCAACGACAAAAAAATATATCTTATTTATCTAGATTATTTGAATCTTCTATCACTCCTTACAGTAGTTTAATTGAAGATTTACAACGTATGCCAGCAGATGTAATGGCAACTTTCTTAAATATAGATGAACAAGAAGCACAAAAACTAAGAAAAGAAGGATCAGAAGGTATCACTAAATATGCAATAGAAATACTTGGTAAAGAAATAAGTTTTGGTAATGTTAAAAACAAAAGAATTATTAGGTTATTTGCAAAACTTGATAAAAAAACATACTCAGGAGATTTTTCTGATTTAACAAGAAATCTTAAAAATTTTAGATTTTTAACAGGAGAAGAAAAATTAGGTTTAGGAGATTATGAATATAACGAAGTCAATAGTTATTTACAGTATTTACATGGATTAGTACAAGAAGCAAAACAATATGTACCTGCAAATGTAGGTGGAAATTTACCTTTTCAAGTAGAACACATAACAAATGATGTAGTTACATATCCTTCAAAACAAGGACTAAATTTATTTTCAAATGCAAAATACTCAAAGAGTAACTACAATATAATACACGAAGCTACTTATACAATAGGTAGATTACTACCAGAACCACCTAATATTATTCGAGGTAGTAAAGTAAAGAATTTTGTTAAATCTCCTAATTTTAGCAGCAAACTATTTGTACCAATAAAACTAGATAACATAGAATATAACAACTTAAGAAAGTATGTTAATACAGGTGTAATAAATTTTTCTGGAAAAAATTATAATCTTGCTGATGCTATGAAAGCTTATTTAACAAATGAGCTTAGTGTTACTGTAGGAGGATTTTCTGCTGTAGAACTTAATTATCAAGCTAATAAAGAACAAATTGAAAGATATGGTTTAAGTTCAGTACAAGGAAAAGAAGCAGCAGATAGAATATATAGAGTTTTAAATAAGATAAATCAACAATATATTAACTTAGGTATTGAAAACTATCTCAAAGCAAACTTTACAGAAGAAGAATTAGAAACTAGGATAAACGTAAAAGTAGATCAACAAAACAAGTATAATGATGAATTAGAAGGAATTTTAGATACACTTAATTTAAGAAGATTTTAATCATGGCTACTAACACCACATCAACATCAACAACACATACTGGTAATGGTAGTACCAATAACTTTGCAATATCTTTTTCATTCTTAGCTAACAATGAAGTAGATGTAACAGTAGCAGGTGTCTTAAAAACATTAGATACTCATTACACAATTAGTGGATCAACAGTTACTTTTACTTCTGGTAACACCCCTGCTAATGGTGCTGCTATTAAGTTTCAAAGAGATACAGATATAAGTGCAAAGAAAGTAGATTTTCAAGATGGTAGCGTTTTAACAGAAACAGATTTAGATAC